TTCTTATGAATCTGAACCATAATCTAAATCCTCCATTTTTGGATTTAGATTACAGCCTGTATAGGTGTGCACTTTTAAATTTTAAATTTGCCTAAAAGTGTGCACTTTTAATTCTTAAATGACAATTGCTGAACGGGCTGAGCGCAGCAGAGGCAAGACAGGCGCTGAAAGAAGCTGAGCTGCTTATTCTCAACGCCTGCCGCTTTGAAGTAAACTCGGAGTGGTTTACTTCAGCATTGAAAGAATTTGAGGAGACTTCTGCTTAATGAGACTGATTGCATCCGGAACGCAATCGCTGGATGTCCATGTGCCTCCAGCAGACTTTTCTGCCTTGATTAATCTTGCTAAGATTAAAACCTGTGAGGCAATCAATTGCTCTGCAAGCTCTCTATCCGTCATCCCTGCTCACCTCCTTCATTGTGGTATGGTAACCCGTCAGTTATGGGGAAAAATCCCCCTTTGGCAAAGGGGGAATAAGGGGGATTTTATAAATATTGGAAAAATCTCCCCTCGCCCCTCTTTTCCAAAGAGGGGAAAATATAATTGATTAATGTACCCGTAACTGAGGGATTACGTGGTATGGGCAATCACATTATATCAGGAGGAGGGCAGGCATGATTAAAATCACCATTGACGACAGGGATGTCCAGAAGATGCTCAGAGAGCTTGCAGGTCGTGTAAAAGACAGACGTCCTTTAATGCAGGAGCTTGCAGGCATAATGAAAGATGCCGTAGATGAAAACTTTGAGGCTGAAGGACGGCCTAAGTGGAAGCCGTCAAAAAGGGCACAGAAGCAAGGCGGAAAAACCCTGCAAGACACAGGCAGCCTTGCAACATCAATATCTTCAAAATACGACAACAACTCCGCACAGGTAGGCACTAATAAAAAGTATGCCGCCATTCACCATTTCGGCGGCAAGGCAGGCAGAGGCAAGAAAGTCACCATCCCTGCAAGGCCATTTCTAAAACTTACTGATAGTGATTTAGAGGAGATTAAAGAGGCGGTTAAAGAGTATTTAAAGCCGCGATGACCGCCTACTGTAAAAATTTACAGTTGTCAAGCTGTCAAGTGTCTCATATCAACTTTCCCTGCCTGTTATCTTTTTCTTCAGTATTAGCAATCACCTCATAGACGAATCTTTCCGAGACCTCTAATTTCAAAGCGATCTGTTTAACGTTTGCCCCATTGAAAAATTTCTTGATATATCTCTTTTTTGCTTCTATCAAAGGCTTTGTTGATATATAAAGGCTCAGATTAGGTACACCTTCCCAAAGCTTCACAAGCACGCTCATTCCACAATGCTCTGCGATAAGCAAAGAATCATGACTAAGCAAATCCTTAATCTCTATCTCGTTGAGCCAGTCCAAAAAATCACCTTCACCATATAAACAACCTTCCGTCTATAAGCCTGTATTCATACCTGCCATGTCCGGCGCAGCGGCATTCAACGCTGATGCCGTTAGCCCTCAATTCGCTAATTGCAGAGCCAACAGCACAGAGAAATGTTGTCTGCATAATTTCAAGCGTTGAATGCCAGCGCCTGTCCTGTAGCACATCAAGCACCTTTTGCAGTCTCTCGCTCGATTCTATCCTTGCCGCATGCCTCATTTCTTCTGATCTTCTGCACTTCCGCTCTTCTGCTCTTCTTTCATAGCCTCAAAATCTGAATCTCCTCGTGTGTTAACTCCCCGCCTTGATAAGGCGGGGTCTCCCGCAGGGAGGGGGTGGTTGTAAAATCAATCTGAATTTGATTTCCGCTAATTGCCTTCATCCCTGTCCGCCTCGGCGGATAAACACCATTGACAGAACTTCACAATTTCTTCTTTACTGTCACTGACACTATTCACTGACACTGTTGTTACGTGCGAATGCATCGGTGTTTCAAGCCCGCATTTGCAGGAGGATTTGCAATCGGAGCAAGGGTTCACGCCGCCTCCTTTTCCTTTAGCAACCTTGCCTCAAGGTGTCTTGCCTTTGCATGCTCGAACACCAAAAGCCTTGCAATCGCCTCTATTGCAATCGCCTCGTTGCCTTTTGCTTTATACAGACCGCAAAGCCTCATGATCTCCTCAACTGCATCCATTGCACCCCTACTCTTGATTACCATATAAAATTCATCTATAATCTCTGTAATCATGGATATATCTCCTTTCTTTAAATTTCAATGTCCTCACTGCAGCAAGACTACATCGCAGTATCTTCAATACTTTCATATTCCACAAAGAAAAGACGGGTATGAAAAATACGTTCAGCTTTTGTGTGCCTGCTGTGAGTGTAATAAAGCATCCATCTTCGATGTCGAGAGAAAAAGCGATATGGCATTTGGTAAAAGGGTTATAACCTCCGATTTTTTTAACAGCTACAGAGGCAATCTCGAAGAATTTATTTTTGTTAAGGCAGTCTTCCCCGAGATCAAAACGCCTTTTAACCATCCTGCGATCCCCGACGACATAGGAAAGTGTTTTGTGGATACACAAAACCTTTTTTATCAGGGATTTTTTACGCAGACCGTAATTAATTGCAGGATGACTCTGGAACTTATCGTGGTCCATATAGATGGGAAAACCCTGTGTGAGCAAATAGATAAAATGAATATCCCAATACCGATGAAAGAGCTTGCACATCTTATAAGGCTCTTTGGTAATGTAGCTGTCCACGTCAAAGACACTATCAGCAAAGAAGATGCTGATGAAGTCATTGAATTTACAAAGCTCCTCGTTGAATATCTCTATATCCTTCCTCATCGAGTAAACCTTCTTAAATCCAATCTCCATAAATAGCTCACGCTGCCTCCTTTTCAATTTCTTTGAGGTGAGGCGGGGCAAAAACCCCGCCTCCTTGAAGATGTCAAGTTTTTATGCAGCATCCTTAATCTCCTCGGCTTCGTGCAAAATAGCATCAATCATTTTTTCCAGCTCAGAATCAACGCTTTTTATAAAGACCACATTTGAGTCTTCTGTTACCTGTATCCCAAGCCTCTTTAGCTCAACGGCGCTCAATTGCTCAAGGCTTGATTTCAGCGGACGCTCCACTACTTTTACATATGCCGTCCATTCGTCAGGATAGTATTTTTTGATTAGCTTAATGAGAATATTGTCGTCCTCCCATACGAGCTTGCCACGCTCTTTCATATAGCCGACACGCACTCCGTAAAACACCTGTGTGCGCCTTTTCGCAAAGATATCTGTATTGTCCTCAATCGTAGCCTTTAGCTCCGCCTGCCTCTCTGCCATAATGCCTACTGCCTTTTTCAGCCTTGCCATATGGCGCTTTTTAACAGCCGCTATCTCTTCCTCAATAGCCGACACTATCGCAGACACTGCGTCACGCGCATCTGCATAGCTTTTTGTCTTTGCTTCAACATCTAAAATCGTCATTGCCTTTTTCTCCTTTCACTCATCACGCATTACGCATGACGCATTACGGTCTTTCATTCTTCCGGACACGCCGGATTCATCTCTTTTTCTAATGCCTTCATCAAAGCCTCTTTTACAGCCTCCTCGCCGTATTTCTCAATAAGCGTCTGTATCTCTGCTGCTAATATTATTTCGCCCATCACTCACCTCCAAAAGCCACTACTGCTGCATACATCAGCATGATGTAGCCCCACGCTGCCAGAGCGCCCAGTATCCCGTAGACAATGTTTTGTGCTAAACTTTTCATAGTTTCACCTCGCTGTAGGGGCATGCGCTGCATTAGCTCCCATGCTGGCAGCCTGCCCCTCTTTTCTTTCATTGATCCAATTCTCAAACTCTGCCAATGTCGGCATATGCCGGCTGATCAATGTGAATACCTCTGATGCACACGCCGGGCATCTGCCGTATACCTCTCCGACCACATCGTAGACCTCATCGCAATTAATGCAAAGCCTTGCATCTCTTAGTTTCATATTGCCTCCCTTTCATTTTCTCTATCGCCTTTATCACTTTCCGCACCTGCCATGCCTCCACAAACCTTAGATCATCCACGCCTGTAATATGATTGAGAAAATATCTGAGCGCCCTCTCCCTTGCCTCTGCATTGCGATAATAAGAGACATCTGCCCACATCGCCTCGATCATTCTTAACTGCTTTGGTGTTGCCATGCCCTGACGCCCTACAAGCTCATCGTATTTTCTCTTTCCTTCCGCGCTTCCGTCCTTCCGCGCTTCCGCTCTTATTTCCCACACACCCTTTGCCGCTGCTGCAAGCTCCATCTGCCTGATAAGCCTCTCAGCCTCTTGCTCTGATAAGTCTTTGCACGATGTCGCAAAGCCGTCTCCCTCTGTTATGAGGTAGCCTCTATACTCCGCATCCGTCATATTGAGCTTATGCGCTAAAACATGTAAGAGTTTGATTTGTTTTTTTGTGATAGTCTGCCCCATACCTGATTTCTCCCTATTTCCTCACCGCGCATCTGAGGCATTGCTTGTAGAGTTTGAGCGTCTCGGGGTTCCCTGCCCTCATGCCGATCTTTTTTGCCAGTCGCCACTTCTCAGCGCATGTATTCGGCGTGATCTCTCCGAGCACAGGGCATTCAATGCCGCCGTTGTGTCCATAGATCGCCTTGACTCGCTCTTCGACCTTTGCTGTTGATGCCTGATACTTGCCCTGACAGACCATGTCAACAGTAGAGCGACTGATGCCGAGTTCCTTTGCCACCTGACGCGGACCCTTCGCAGACACCTCTTTCCGTAAGATGTCAAGCCACATCTTTGACCTCCGCAAGATCATCAATATTCGGATCATAGAGACATTTGCAAGGGATTGGCGCCCGGGGCCCGCTGTTTCTTGCAAGTCGCCAGATGTTCTTCCGCCGCCCATCTGCCTCTTTGCGTTTTCCTACCTGCCGGATGTAACCTGCAAGATATAGCGATTTCAGATAGCTTGATACTGCTTTATACGGCAAGTCTGCAAGCATGGAGACTTCTTCAAAACCAAACTCACGCAAACCCCTAATGACTGCCCAAACTTTTTGTTGGGCGGAGCGAGCTCCGCCCCCTTGCCTTGCCGCGCTTTTATCTCTCGGTAAAATCATTGTCATTTTCTCACTCCTTGCAGATGCTGCATTGACACCTCTTTAAGGCTGTTCGCCTTTGCAATAGCCTCTGCCTTATACAGCCAGACCACAACCCTGCGGAAGCGGTTAGCCTGATTGTGTATGTATGAGACGGCATCATCCGAGAGTTTGACCTCGCACATTTGCTCTGCTACGGACTTAACATCCGCTGAGGAAAGCGGCGTGAACCGGACGATCTCAGAGAACCTGTCATAGAGGTGCTTAAAGCGCATGAGCTTCTTGTCAGCCTGATCCATGCCTATCAGCACTAAAGGAGTGCCGGTGGTATCATGCAGATCTCTGAGAGTCTCTATCACCCTTGCATCATGGGCAAGATAATCAGCCTCATCAATAAAAAGAGTCCTCGGCCTTTCAAGAAGCTGATCAACTGCCTGCCTGAATAAATCGGATGTCCTCCGCATCGGAGCCTCTCCAAGCTCGGCGACTATCTCCTCGAGCAGCCAACGGCCTGTCATGAGCTTCTTTGTCCTGATGAATACTCCGTCATTCTGGGCGCACCACCACAGGCATGTGCGGGTCTTGCCGAGACCAGGCTCGCCAAAAAGCAGAGACATTCCTGGTATGCCGTCCTCTCGATTTAGCAGCCGTGTCATAGCTGAAACAAAGTTGTTCACATTGCTCGTCTTTGCAAAAAGTTTTTTCATTGTGCTATAATCTCCTTACCTAAAGATTTGGGCTGCCAACGGCAGCCTTTTTTTATGCCTCTGCCTCATGCGCCTGATTTTGAAAAGCCGAATAAAGCATCCTGAATTCATCCGTAGTCCTGAACCAGACGCACCATGCTTCATCTTCATCGGTGAAAACGCCGTATTTAAGATGCCATTCGTATCTGTCAATGTTGCTCTCAAATATCGGCCTGCCTTGAGGCTCAAGGCGGATGACGTCTGTCGGAGACGGGGACAGTCCCGATTCTACGACGCAACACCCCCCTATATCCCCCCTTACAAAGGGGGGAATTAAAGGGTGGTCTGGGACAGTCCCCTGAACACATTCCTCTGGTATGCTCTCCTCGATCGCCGAAACACCCCCCTCTATCCCCCCTTGATAATGTGGGATTTTAAGTGGGGACTCAAGTCTGTCAACTATCTTTGGCGATACTTCTATGACCTTTTGCCAGTCAAGCTCTACTGTCTTTCCGAGCCGCATGAGTTCCTTTGAGCCTTGAATTGTCTTTTTCTCCGCCCGCTTTTGCATGGAAATCTGTTGTTTCAAATGCTCCACATCATTAGGTGTGCCGAGGACATTTGCAAGCGGATGCACGGGCATGACGCGCTCTGCAGTGCCGATATGCTCTCCGCTCATTGAGTAGACCTTGATGTGCGAGAGGTCAAAAAGACTGTATCTGATGATTACCTGCTCTCTCAGGTTGTAGAGGTTGTCGTCATAATAATGCTGATTCAAAAACCTTATGCCGTTTCTGCCGATGTTTGTTATCTTCATATCCATCATGAGATCGTCAAGCCCGGCAATGTCCACTCCATTGCCTCTGTCTTCGTTAAAGACCTCGCCGATGCTCTTTCCTTTGACATGGGGGCATTCCTGAGAGCGGTGAAACTCAAGCCAGCATTCAAGCAATATCACGGTCTCTTCTATGGTTGGAACATATTCGTTATGCAGGGCTTTATGCAGTTTTTAATTTCTGAGCATGTATGCTGGTTTATCCGCGATGGATGAGCCTATGAATGATGGGAAAAGCCTTTCAAAGGTGTCTGAAAACTCTTTAAACCATCTTTCAATTATCTTTGAGCGGGCATTGTAAGGCTTTGCAAACACAGGCACTATGTTGAGCCTGCCGAAAAGTCCGTATAATCCGGACTCCTCAAGATTGTCCGTGCCTGTGAAAAAGGCAGCCCTGAATGCCTTGCCGTTATCTTGATAGGATACCAGCGGCATCCTGCCGAGACGGATGATCGAGTTTCTCATCGCTGAGGCTATGCACTGGGTGTTTTCATTGACCATTATCTCGTAGCCTGCAAGGTCATAGCTCTTCCAATCCACATACGCCACAAGCGTTACCCTGCATGGCCTGCCGGTAAAAGGATTGATGACCTGAAAGTTGAGCTTATGTCCGTCTGCAACGAGGGCGTCGCCAACATTCAATACAGATGGATCGCGCTTGATGTAAGGCTCTACTTTGTCCCTGAGGGCTTTCTGCCCTTCTCTGAGGAGTATCCACTTGTCGTAATATTTCGCCTTAAAGTCCTCGGCATAGCGGCGGAATGTCATGTCGCATTTGTCAGTCTTATAGCCCCTCCGTTCAAGCGCAAAGCGTGTAAGCCTAACAGCCGTGCCTATCTTGATTTTGTTAGGGCTGAGGATGAATGCCTGAAAGACCTTCTCCTCTATCTCATTAAGGCGCTGTGCTTGCGCTGCCTTGCCGTATTGCGGAACGAGGCGCTTCCAGTCTGTGGAGCCGTCAAGCTGTGACTTCCAGCGATAGAGAGTTTTAATTGAGACATTGCCGAGCAATGCGTGAAGGCTCTGATAGATTGCGCCTGTGTTATAGCCATGCTCGAACTCTCTGTCTATGTCGGCTGTCAGTCCCGGATGCGCTGCCCTGTAACTCTCCCATGCCCTAACGAGATCAAGCCGGGCAAGGGCTGTTTTTCTATCGTCATCATTGATAAGAGCAGGGGCATGACATAACCCCTGCTCCGGGGGTAAACTCCCTGCGGAGGTGACAGGGAGGTTGCTGGATGTCTGAGGGGACTGTCCCAGAATTACGGGCGCAGCAAGCGCCGTAGATTCGGGACTGTCCCCGGATGTCCGAAGCTCCGAGCTATGTATCTCAAGCTCTTTGCCGCCTCTGCCGCCGGTGTCGCTGTCAACATAGCGAAACGCCTTGATCTGTCCGCGCTCTCGGCGGAGTCTGACAGCCCGCTCGGAGATGCCCTCAAGCTCTGCGAATTCTTTGACCTTAAGCCATTCCTTCATTTCCGAACCTTATGCCCGGTGTATTCTTCCCATTTGTGAATAAACTCAAGGAATGCCCTGTATCCTGCCTGATAAAGCCCCTCGACCTTTGCCTTGATATTGCCATTGCCTACCATTAGAGGATGAAACGCAAAGGCGTTAAGCTCGTTCATGAAGTAGTCAAGCTGCTGATGGATGCGGGCGAGGGGATCAATAGCCCAATCGTCGCTCTCTTTCTTAGGCATCTGCATTTCAAGATGCTGCACCTTTTGCCTAAGCGCCATATTTTCCGCGTCGAGCTTGCACCTTTTGAAAACAGGGACACATCCCCTATTTTTAGTTTGACATTGATACAATAATGTCGTAGAATTCTTTGTGCTTGAGATAATGAAAAATGCAGACTAAAAATGAAAAAAAAAGATGGGGAAATAGGGGATGTGTCCCTAATTTTAAGAAAAATACATAAGCATTAGAATAAAGAAAATAGGGACATCCATGATAAGTTAAGTCAAGAGGAAAACGGAGATTTCCCTTAACTCCCGGTGGTAGTTACCGGCAATTTACTTAGCTACAATAGTATCGTCTTTCATAAAACCTTTTTAATC